GGATTAATAAAATTATCACCAACCAAATGAAGAACATTCTTCGCAATAATTATTCTAATTTTGTTCGCCCATGTTTAAGTTGCCCTTTTAATCAGTCAAAATCTCGAGAAGACCTTGGAATTACCCCAGGGAGTTTATGCGGCTTCACTGCGACAGGGCTTCAGGACAGCTCTTGCCCTCTCTATCTAAAGTGGGAGCGCACAAAGAAATCCGCGTACGACATCAAGATGGCAGTTACGATTGAGCACCATTCTGGAGAGGTTTCCTCCATGCACGACGGGCAGGTAGATATTGATGCCGCAGCAGAAAAGCTTTCTGTCGAGATGAAGAAGGCGCTGCCGGAAAAGCAATACAGAGTTTATGAAATGCTTTACGTTAAGCATATGGACGATGAGAAGGTCGCCAAGGTAATGGGTTACAAAACCTCCGAGCGAGGAAGGAAGGCGGGCTATAAGCAATTAAAGAATTTGAAGAAAATGTTCAAAGATAAGGCTATAAAAATTTTAAATAAAGGAGAGGTTATTATATATGACGCAGCCGTTAGAACTTACCGCGGACCAAAAGACATTTATTAGGGAAAACGCTCTTAGTATAAGCGACCTCTCTGCACTTACCAGGGAGACGTTTATGAATGACGAGCTTGACGGGCGCACCCGAGAGGGCCGGGCAGTAAGGGCCTACTTGGCTAGCGAAGAGATCGAATACTCCACTCGACACGTATCCAAAAAGGACGATATACAGCTGGGCCCGGAGCAAAAGGATTTCGTAAGGGCCAATTGTGCTCCTGACGTTAGCAGTCTGGAGCTCGCAAAGCTTGTGTTTGCAAACGAAAGTATTAAGCATCTTAGTAAGGAATTCTGGGCTGTGCATAAATTTATTGAATCCGAGGGGCTCGACCTCTCGGAGTCTGAAACTGCCCTGTCCGTTAAATACGTTCCCCCTAAGGCAGAAAGCAGGGTCATTAAAAAAATAAACGATTGCGTTGGGGTTGAGATTACCGAAGATAAAATGACCGTTCAGTATAAGCGGTGCATTGCTTCATTGGGCAAGTTTATGTCTGCCCCAAGGTTTTTGCAGGTGATAGAGACCTATACGAGCGCGGACGATAGAAGCCTGTTCGAGGCAGAATTCGTCAGAGCAACATGGGACAAGCCAGACCTTACTACTGACGAAATAAATTTATACATAAATGTTTGCATGGACTACATACATCTTAAAAGAATCCAGAGCGCGATGAATAAACTGAATAGGATGTTTGACGAAGCGGAAGAGCAACAGGATTTAACTGTAAGACTCGCCGAGCTACTAAAGACGAAAAGTGAAGAATACAACCAATGCGAAAAAAGGATGGAGTCCTTGATCTCCAAGCTTCAGGGAGACCGCTCTAAAAGGATCCAGAATCAAGTGGCAAAAAATGCAAGCATACTAAACTTGGTACAGTTGTTCCAGGAGGAGGAGGAGCGCATGATAATGGTGAGAATGGCCGAGATGCAGAAAAAGATTGTCCGCGAGGAGGCTGACAAGTTCGAGAGCATGCCTGAGTGGAAGTCTAGGGTTTTGGGTATCAGTAAGGATGATGTTACATGAAGTACGACTTTCAAATTAGCGGAGAAAATTTCGGGGAACCAAAAGATGATCCTATCTTAGGGAAGTCCTTTATTGATTCTTGCGCGTTAGGTTTTTCTTGGCGCCCCGGAGAGACTCCTGAATCGGGGCTCGTTTCAGACTGTAGTATTGATGGCTCTTCTTTCTCTGAAGGGGTAAGGCTTTCCTTCGTGTACGACATGGTTTTTAAGGACTGTAAAATTTTTGGCGGAAGGGAGGCCTGCCTGGCTATTGTCAGGGGTGGGAGGATAGTCTTTGATCGTTGCCAGTTTATTTCTAGAGGAAAAACAAAATCCCATGTCTCGATAAAAGGGGGAGCAAGAGACATTTGTTTCAGAGACTGCCTTTTCGTCGGAAATTATAAATCTCTTTTATCGGGCTCATGTATTGATCTAGGGGGGTGGAGCCCGCACGACCTTGCTCCAAGACCTTTCGTCCGCCAGGTTAAAATTTTTGGGTGCAAGGTTAGTGGCGTCACTAAGAGCGTTTTTTGCAGGATCATGTATTCGGAGTCCCCTTTGACAGATCGCCTCCCCGGGAAAATATTGGGCGTCCCGAGGTTTTTGGTCAATATTTTTTGGTTCCTTAAGAGGAAGGGGGCTGCCGAAAAGAGAAAAGCTTTGTCGGCGCAGGCGCTTAATGTTTACGAGGTTGAGTTATGATAACGTGCAAAGAGTGCGGTGCTGAATTTTCCTCAGACAAAGGGCTGCATTGCCACTTAAAGCAGCATGGTATGACCATGTCAGAATACTATACGAAACACTACCCAAGACTCAATAGGCTCACTGGAGATCCGCTGCCTTTTAAGAACAAGATTGATTATTTCAACAAAGATTTCAGCAATAGGTCTCAATTAATTAAATGGTGCAAGGAGGGGGATCCTGCAGAGGTTTCCGAGTATATCCTTCGTCTCCTCAAGGACAGGATTTCTCAAAAGTCGCTCTCTCGGGGCCCCTCCCATCTGGAGCTGAAGATCGCTGACCTGCCAGACATTGATTCGTACGTTTCTCATTTCGGAAGCTATACCGCTGCTTGCAGCAGGCTGGGGGTTAAGCCCCTTTTTGGCACCAAGCTTCCATCGAAATTCTTTAACACAGAAGCTAAAGATATAAAGGTCTTTATCGACACCAGAGAGCAAAAGCCCTTGAAGTTTTTAAGCTCAGATTCCGTTAAGCTTGATTTTGGAGATTATACCGCTGGGGGGGATCAGTATTCATATACCTACGTCGATAGAAAAAGCACAAACGACTTCATTGGCACTATGAGTTTAAAAAACCTTGACCGATTTAGGTCCGAGCTTCAGCGGGCAAGAGATCTTGATTCTTATATCTTCGTGGTAATAGAGAGCGACTTGACTAAAATATATAAATACAATCGCTGGGGGCCCCACTCCTCTAACTTGAAGTTTATTTACCACAATATGAGGCTCATCTCTCACGAGTTTGCTGACAGCTGTCAGTTTGTTTTTACTGGGAGCCGCGAAAGCTCCGAGGATATCATCCCAAGGATACTCAAGTTTGGCGAAGCGCTTTGGGATGTGGATTTGCAATATTATATCGATAATCATGACATGGGAACCAGGTAGTCAAGCTCGCCGGTCCGAAGGCCCTGGCATAAATGTGGAGTTACTCAAGAGAGAAGGCTTCATAGACGAAAGAGAGGCGAAGCTTCTCTTGTATAAGTTCATGAGGGAGAACATAACCTGGACAACGGACTTGATTTCTGGAGTTAAACTATTTCCGTTTCAGCATATGGCAATCAAGGCGATGTTTGAAACCGATTACTTTATGGGGGTTTGGTCTAGGGGGATGTCTAAGTCTTTTACAACCGGAATCTATGCTTTTTTAGACGCTATATTAAACCAGGGGGTTGAAATAGGAATTTTGTCCAAGTCCTTCAGGCAGTCCAAAATGATCTTTAAGAAGATCGAGGATATCGCCTCTAAGCCGCAGGCCGCGTTCCTGTCTCAATGCATAACAAAAAAAACCAAAAGTAACGACGAGTGGCTCATGGAGATCGGGACTTCTCGGATTCGTGCCCTGCCTCTTGGTGATGGTGAAAAGCTGCGTGGTTTTCGTTTTCACAGAATAATTATTGATGAGTTCTTGTTGATGCCCGAGCGGATTTATAACGAAGTTATTGTTCCGTTTTTGTCGGTTGTGGAGAATCCTACCCAGCGAGAGGACTTGTATAATTTAGAGACAAAGCTTATTCGGGAGGGAAAAATGGAAGAGTCTGATCGATATGTCTGGCCCAACAATAAATTAATCATGCTTTCTTCTGCCAGTTATAAATTTGAATATATGTATAAGCTGTATTCTCAATTCGAAGGTTTGATTTCTGGAGATATTGTTGACCCCTCCAATGCCCATCGGTCAATAATGCAGTTTAGCTATGACTGTGCCCCAACCCAGTTGTATGATCAAAATTTGATTAGTCAAGCGAAAGCTACCATGAGCCAGAGCCAGTTCGATCGCGAGTTCGGGGCTGTTTTTACGGACGACAGCAGCGGCTACTTTAAAACCTCTCGCATGGCGGAGTGTACTGTTCCGGACGGAATGTCCCCAAGCGTGGAAGTAAAGGGTGAGGTTGGCGCAAAGTACCTTCTCGCGTTTGACCCTAGCTGGGCAGAGTCCGAGAGCTCCGACGATTTTGCTATATCTGTTTTTAAGTTAAATGATGAAAAAAAGAATGCCGCACTGGTTCATTCTTATGCAATGTCGGGAACGAACCTTAAGCAGCACATAGAGTATTTTGATTATCTCCTGTCAAGTTTTAACATCGTCTCCATTGTGGGGGATTACAACGGAGGGGTTCAATTTATTAATGCAGTCAATGAAAGTAGGGTTTTCAAGAGAAGGAAAATAAAAATCCAAAATATGACCGCTTCGTTTGACAAGCAGCAGGATTACCACCAAGACCTTCTTCAGGCTAAACGAGAATACAATAAGGAGAATTACGTTATCTGCTATCTAAGAAAACCAAGCTCATCTTGGATCCGCTTAGCTAATGAGTTGCTTCAGGCAAATTTGGATCATAAGAGGATTTGGTTCGCGGGAAGAGCTATAGATGACGCCTATCACGAGCAAGTCCGAAAGAAGATTCCCATCGACAAGTTGAAGTTTCTTAGGACTGCGGACAGCGAGGAAAGGCAGTCCTCTAGGGCGAAAATGATTGATT